AGATATAGATTGATGAATGGATTCTGAAAATACCTTGAAAACGAAGTTGAAAAGGCCTTTGAAGACTACCCTCATCATGATGTTCTTGATCTTATGGATGATTTCAAGATTTTTTCTGCTTTAGTTGAATTGGCGATTAATGGAGACGCCGAAAATTGGGATGATGAAGTGAAGGAGGATTTGTAATGACTGAACAGAAATTTCCGTGGGTAGTTGTGGTAGCCGGAGATTGGTACATTGTAGCCAGAAATGGGAAAAACGGAACTCCGGAAATGGGATTCCACCTTTATGGTGATTCGGACGATGCCCAAGTAGAAGCGGATTGGAAAAACAAGGAAGAGGGCATTATTAATGCCCCGAAATTCGACGACGATGACTAAGGAGGCGGATCATGGACTCTGTTCGTTTTGTGCATGCCATGGATGATTATTCCATTGGCAAATTCACGGTTCGGTTTTTAAAATTAGCACGGTGGCCGAAATTTTGGCCCGGCACACTGGCCCTGGCTGACCGCTGTAATACACAGCGCCCTGGGCCTACGGATAATCGGATTTATGACGGATGTATTGCCTTAAAGGATCATCCGGCATTGTTTTATCGAGTCATGCTGAACTGGTGCCCAGCGACGGGTGTGACTTTCAATGTGATAAGCGGAGCAATTTCTGTTTATCAAGACTTTTTCCCGAGAGTCAGCCTTAAAAACTGGATCATTGGAGTAAAAGGATTTGATAGTGTGATAAGAGGTATCATCTATCGAGGCGATAACCGAATTGAGATTCAATATCAAGAAGGAGGAAAAGAACCATGAATAGAATCATCCTCCTGGGCAGATTGGTAAAGGACCCGGAAGTCAAATTGACTACGACCCAGAAAACGGTCTGCACCTTTACTTTGGCAGTTGACCGTCCCTTCGCTTCGAAGAACGGCCAGCGGGAAGCAGATTTTATTCCCATCCAGACGTGGAACAAAACCGCAGAGGTCTGTGGAAACAGCCTGAGCAAGGGACAGAGAGTCCTGGTGGAAGGACGGCTCCAGATCCGGAGCTTTGATGGCAATGACGGGAAAAAGCATTACATGACGGAAGTGGTTGCCGACCGGATGGAATTCATTGAAAATAAGGGCGCTGGCAGCCCTTCTGTCGGTCGGGAGAAACCGGAACCGGAAAAACAAGGCTTCGAAAGGTTCGGACAGGATGTTACCAATTCCCCAGAGTTACAGTTTGACGAAGAAATCCCGTTCTGATTTAAGGAGGAAAAGGCTATGAGAGAATTTTTAATTGCAGCAATATCTTCTATCGTAGGGAGCTGTATTGCCTGCTTTCTGCTTTGCCTTATCCTGGTGAATCGGAGGGACAGTTAATGGGCGGACGCA